GCCTGCGAGGGTACGTTTGCGAAACAAGGTTCCAGCCCGACAATGCGAAACAAGGTTCCAGTCGGGGAGATCGGGGAAGCGGGTAGCTGGACAGCGGCATGGGGAGATAGTGTCTCAGCGATTCAGAAAAAAATTTTCAAAAAAATTTTTCCAGAAAATTCCTGCCCTTGTGATTAAATTAAACAAAAGATAATATCGCGCCATGTCCCAAGTTAAACAGATGTTATCTATCGAGGGCTTAGAGTTTGCGATCCTTGGAACTGGCAGGTCTCCTGGGGGTTACGAAGTCTTGGTTTACGATGGTTACAAAGTAGAGGCAGTACGTTCTATCGAGGAGTATCGACAAGAATTAGAGGGTGCTGGGTTATTACATATGGCACCTATATTCGTTTATCTTGACGAAGGTGTACGTGACGAAATTGGCAGAGAGCAACGAACAACAACCGTCCACTGAGGACGTAGTAGAGTTTCAATCTCATATGCCCTACATGGGCTTGAGCCTAGGAGACTTAACTGTTCAACAAGAAAAGCTTGTGATGCTTGTACTTAGTGGTATGAGCATAGCAGCCGCTGGGCGCGGTGCAGGTTATTCCAACACTAACGCTGTTTACGATGCGATCAAAAGACCCAAGGTCGCTCAGGCATTAGAGTATTTCCGTGAGCAGATGCGCGAAGACGTAAACTTTACTGTGGCAAACGCGCACATTATGTATATGGACGCTTATCAGTCTGCCTCTAACGCAACTGAAATGAAGAACACTGTTGATAGCTTAGTCAAACTGCATGGGTTGGGTACTCCTGATACAGCGGCGCAGGTAAATATAAGTATCGACACCACCCCCAAACAGTTAGAAAGGATGTCTGACGAAGAGTTACTAAAGATTGCTGGTAAGGATGCTGCTTATCTAGAACCCGCCTCAGATGATTGAAGTCCCACAGCAACAATGCAAGCGTTGTAAAAACCTGCACCCTGAGACTTTGTACTCAGGTAACGATGGTTTTTGTGTTTACTGCAAAGCAGATGAGGCTGAGTCCATACCACCGCCCGCTTCTCCTATAGTAGAAGAAGTTGTCCCACAACAATCTGTAGAAGAAAAAGCCAGGGCAGAACTCGCTTTACGTTTTTTGACCCGCAAAAGACTGTTACCTTTTGTTGAAAGATTCAACGCCGATTACCAAGCAGGATGGGTACATAAAGATGTCTGCAAACGCCTCGAGGAGTTCAGCAAAAAAGTGGTGGCGAAAGAATCACCTCGCCTCATGTTATTCCTCCCTCCGCGCCACGGTAAGTCTACTTTGGCTTCAGTTGCGTTTCCGGCTTGGCATCTGGGCCGTAACCCGCAACACGAATTCATTTCATGTTCGTACAGCGGCTCGTTGGCTATGGGATTCAGTCGGAAGGTCAGGGGATTATTGCGGGAGCCTACTTATAAGACTGCATTCGAGACTCGGCTTGATCCTGAGTCGCAATCAGCGGAAGCTTGGCTTACTACTGCTGGCGGTGGCTTTGTCGCCGCTGGTGTGGGGGGTGGTATTACTGGTAAGGGAGCTCACGTTCTGGTTATCGATGATCCAGTAAAAAACCGCGAAGACGCAGAAAGTCAGAATAACAGAGATGCAAACTGGGATTGGTATACGTCCACGGCTTACACAAGGTTAGCGCCTGGCGGAGGAGTCTTAGTTATTCTTACGCGCTGGCATGATGATGACCTTGCAGGGAGATTGCTAAAGGCTACTGCAGAAGGTGGCGATGATTGGGAAGTGGTTAGATACCCAGCCATAGCTGAAAGCGAAGAACACTATCGGGATGCGGGGGAAGCACTACACCCAGAGCGTTACAGCGTAGATGCCCTTGACCAGATTCGAAAGGCAGTTGGCCCTAGAGATTGGTCAGCACTTTATCAACAAAACCCTGTGGCGGATGACGGCGAATACTTTACCCGTGACATGATCCAATACTATGACCCCGAAGATATAGACATGGATGCGATGCGTTATTACTGCGCATGGGACTTAGCTATTGGTAAAAAAGACAGAAACGACTATACGGTAGGTATGGTTATAGGCGTTAATGAGTATGACGAATTATTCATTGTTGATGTTGTTCGTGGTAGATTTGACGGCTTTGAGATAGTAGAAAGAATATTAGACCTGTACGAAGAGTGGAAACCTTCGATGATTGGTATTGAGAAAGGGCATATTGAGATGGCTCTTGGCCCTTTTCTTGAGAAACGTATACGGGAGCGGGGGCTTTACGAGGCGTACATAAAAGACTTACGAACTGGTCGTAGGGATAAGGAGGCTAGAGCGAGAGCAATCCAAGGACGGATGCAGCAGGGAATGGTATATTTTCCGCGCGACGAGATATTTACGGGGCCATTAGTCGCAGAGATGTTACGTTTCCCTGGGGGTGTAAATGATGACCAAGTTGATGCTTTGGCATGGTTGGGTTTGATGATGACAGAGTTTGCCACTTATCAGGCACCTGTCATCCGAGAGCCTTCATGGAGAGACAAACTGGATTATTTAACAGCTACCCCGAAACATAAATCAGCGATGAGTGCCTAACTATGAAAAACCCATTGAAGAAAAAAAGAGCGATGTCTCCTGAAGAAGAGGGGCGAATTGCTTCTACTCAGTGGGACAGATATGAAAGAGCTCGTGACAATGGGCATGTCGAATATGTTGAGATGGCAAAGAAGTGCGATGCCTATTATCAAGGTGATCAGTGGGAAATAGAAGATGTATCTATGCTGGATGCCGAAGGGCGACCAGCCTTAACGGTCAACACTATACTTCCAACTATTAACACCGTTCTAGGCGAACAGTCTACTCGTCGTGCAGATATACAATTTAAACCTCGTAGAGGTGCAACTGAAGAAGTAGCAGATGTGCTTAACAAGTTGTATATGCAGATTGCCGATAACAATAAGTTAGATTGGCTAGAGCAGCAGGTATTTGCTGACGGTCTTATTATGGATGGGCGCGGTTACTTTGATGTGCGTATAGATTTTTCTGATCACATTGAAGGTGAGGTGCGGATCACGGCTAAAGATCCTTTGGACATACTTATTGACCCCGATGCTAAGGAGTACGATCCAAAGACCTGGAACGAGATCTTTGAAACTAAGTGGATGACACTAGAAGAAATTGAAGAGCTCTACGGTAAAGATAAAGCAGAAGATTTACGGTTTATTGCAGAGAACGGCAACTCGTATGGTAGGGACTCTATCGAGTATGAAGAGACTAGATACGGAGATACCGAAAATGCAGATGAGTACTTGGGTGGGTCTTACGACTCTGATGAATATAAGACAGTTAGGTCACTACGAGTTATAGAACGACAGCATCGAAAGCTAACTCGTGTTCAATGTTACGTTGACCCTGTAACAGGAGACTCTCGCCCTGTACCTGAGAACTGGTCAGATTCAAAAACAAAGAGGTTTGCAAAAGAGTATGGTTTAGAAGTTATTAGCAAAATGTCAAAGAAGGTTCGATGGACAGTAACCTGTGACAAAGTAGTTTTGTTCGATGACTTTTCTCCTTACAGCGATTTTACGATTGTCCCTTACTTTGCTTATTTTCGTAGGGGTACGCCTTTTGGCATGGTTCGAAACTTGCTGTCGCCACAAGAACAGTTAAACAAGATAAGCAGCCAGGAACTGCATATTGTAAACACCACCGCTAATAGTGGATGGATGGTAGAAAGTGGATCGTTAGTTGGTATGACCCCTGATGATCTTGAAGAACACGGTGCCGAAACCGGCCTAGTAGTTGAGTATGCTCGTGGTACTAACCCGCCTTCTAAGATACAGCCTAATCAGATACCTACTGGGTTAGATCGTATCGCACAAAAAGCAGCAAACAATATCCAAGCAATAAGCGGTATCAACGAGTCAATGCTTGGCACAGATAGCGCCGAAGTATCTGGTATAGCTATACAGGCTAAACAGAATCGCGGTGCGATTATGATCCAAGTGCCTTTGGATAACTTGCGTAAGACCCGGCACTATTTAGCTGAGAAGATTCTTAATCTTATTCAAAATTTTTATACAGAAGAAAGAATCATACAGGTTACTAATGACTCTGATCCTATGAAGCCTCGAGAGCCGATGGTTATAAACGAGATGACTCCAGAGGGTATGATAATTAATGATTTAACTTTGGGCGAATACGATGTGGTGGTGTCTACTGCACCCGCTAGAGATTCGTTTGACGAAGTACAGTTTGCAGAGGCACTTAGCTTACGGCAGGTAGGCGTAGCAGTACCTGATGATGCAATTATTGAATACAGCCACTTAGCTAAGAAGGGCGAGTTGGCTAAACGTATTAGGATGATGACAGGTGTAGAAAGAACTCCAGAGCAGATGGAAGCCCAAGCTATACAACAGCAGTTCCAACTGCAGCAAGCGCAGCTTGAATTGGAGAAAATGCAAGCCGAAGTACAAAGGATTGGTTCAGAGGCAGCTGTTAATATTGCAAAAGTACAGGATACAGCAGAAGTGGAACCACAATTACGCATGGCTGAGTTAGAAGCTAAGATAAACATGAAGATGCAGGAGCTAGAGCTACGCCGAGAGTTAGCTTCTCTAACAAATGAAGTTAGAACTAATCAACAACAAACCCAAGCCGCTGCTAAGATAGCTAGTACAGCTATGCAAACAGCTAGAAACCGCCCAACTTAATAGGAGATTGTAAATGTCTGAAGAAAACACAGAAGTTATGCCAGGGGCCGACCCAATGGAACCCCAAGAAACGCTAGACCTTAATTTTGGTCTTGGCGAGGAAGAAAATACCCAAGAAGAAGCGGTTGAAGAAGAGCAAGTAGAGGAAGCAGCGGAGCCAGATACAGAAGAGGCTACCAATGAGACCGATGACAACAACGAAGAGACAGAGGATGGCAGTGTTGAAGAAGCTGCACGAGAAGAAGAAGCAGAAACAGAAGAGCCAATCGAGCCAGAAGCGCCTGAAACAGCCGAAGAAATAGAAACCACTGCTAAAGAGCAGGATAAAAAGCCTATGGTTCCTAAATCTAGGCTGGATGAGGTGCTTGCAAAGCAAAAAGCCTTGCAAAAACAGCTTGATGACATGAAAGCAGCGCAAGAAGTAGCTGAAAATGCGCCTGAAGAGTACGATTTTGCGGCAAAAGAAGGCGAATATCAGTCTCTACTGCTTGATGGCGAGTCTGAAAAGGCTACTGCACTGCGACAAGAGATACGAAAGGCAGAAAGGGAGCAGATTGCCTACGAAATGCGCCAAGAAATGAACCAAACCGTTACGCAGAGCCAACAAGCAACCGCTTTGCAGACTGCAGCTAACGAATTAGAGGCAAATTTCCCTGTTTTTGATCAAAATTCTGAAGTGTACAACGCTGAATACACCCAAGAAGTCATAGATTTGCGTGATGCGTTTATTGTTCAGGGGTATGGCCCTGTAGATGCACTAAGCAAAGCAGCTAATTTTGTTATTAAGAGTAACGATATAGCTGCACCAACTGCCGAAGAAGGCTCAACTCTGGCTGGAACTAAAGCTCCAACCCCACAACAGGATGAAGTGGCTAAAAAACGTGCTGAAGTTAGCAAAAAACTTAAAGCTGCGGAGTCTCAGCCCCCTGAACTTCCTGGCGAAAGCTCTGCTGATAGAGGCGAAAAGTCTTTAGACATAAACAGTATGTCTGAAGAGGAGTTTAACGCTCTCCCCCCAGACACGCTAAAGCGTCTGAGGGGCGATATTTTATAGGAAAGTAACTATGAGCGAAGGTACTTCAATAAAAATACCAACCTGGGCATTACCTATAGCCGCTGCTGCATTATCTGGTGCAATAGCATGGGGTTCTATGCAAGCACAGGCGCAAGCAACCAGCTCGGAGGTGGCTAGAATCGAGCAGGTGGTAAAGGAGACAGCGGAGAAAGCGGTAGCCAACGGGCAGCTTTCAGCAG